TTCTCGTATCCAATGACGGCTCATGCTGGATTAAAATTTGATTCAAGAACGTTCTCTAGTCCTCCTAAGAGAGAATACGACGTAAAGATGAAGAAGGTAAAGATTCCTTCTAATTACTATCCTTTGGGCGGCAACGGTTTGGATCGTCGTTATGTTTACGCTAATCCAGATTACGATGGAAATCCAAATGATTTGGATGTTATCTTCATGGTAGATCAAAACATGGATTTTGCTACACGTTCTCTTTTAAGTAGAAACTTGAAAGACATGATTACGAAAATCATTTCTGGATACAAGTATGTCAGATTTTCTATTTGGGAAACAAAAGCAAGTGGTTCTTATGTAATAAACGAATCGACAAAGGATTCAGTATCATATTTTGGAGCTTACCTTGGAGACGAAACATTTACAGAACTTGAAACACCAGATTCTACAGGAGCGAATCAAACCAATTTATACAAGAAGCTTTACGATGCTTTGGATTTTTCTAAAAAAATTACAGTTGCTAGCGAAAACATCGCAGAAACAGTTATCGCAAATTTCTTTTTAAGAAAGAGTCAGTTCAGTATCAGTGATCAAGTAGGAAAAACTTCAGAATCTAATGTAACTAAGCGTCTTTGGATAAACACAGTAAGAAAAGTAGTTTATTTCTCTGGAACAGTTCCAGAAGTAATGTCTCCTGAAACATACGATACTTTACTATCTCACGCAAGAGAAAACTGCATTAACTTTTATTATTTACATAGCGATCAAAATTTCAGTGGAACGAGAACGTTAAGAGAATTGTCAGAAGACACTGGTGGCGGAAAATTCTGCATGATTAACGACGCTGACTCTAAGTTAAGTCAGTTTTGCGATTCTAATTTTTACGATAGCAATAAAATTTACTATGGTAATTGGGACGGAACATTTAAAATTGGCTGGACAGATAATCCTGCTTGGATTTTATACGACATTATCACTGATCCTAATTATGGTTTAGGTAATTATATTGATTCGTCTTCTGTTGATAAGTGGAATCTTTATGATATTGGCCGTTACTGCGATGGCGTTGATGATGATGGAAGATTTAAAGGCGTGCCAGATGGTCAAGGAGGACTTGAGCCAAGATACACCTGCAACATTATCTTCTATAACAAAGATCAAGCTTATAATATCTTAAAAGATATTGCCGCAATCTTTAAAGGCATTGTGTTTTGGAACACAGAAGGATTCTCTTTCTTTGTTGATAGACCAAAAGAGCAGTTAATGAATTTCAGCAACTCTTCTGTTAAGGACGGAGTATTTAACTATACGGAAACAGCAAGAAATATGCGTTACACTTCTGTTGAAGTGACTTACAACGATAGATACGATTCTTATAAAACAAAAATCGAATACATTGAAGATACCGATGGTATCAGAAAATATGGTTTAAATCCATTTAAAATTAACGCTGCTGGTTGCACTTCTAGATCAGAAGCAAAGAGAATTGGCAGATACGTCATTAGCACTTCTATATTTGAGGTTGATACCGTTAGCTTCGTTGGAGGCTTGGAAGCGGCTTATCTTCAACCCGGCGACTTGTTCACCGTAAGTGACGAGATTAGAAACGTCGCAAGAACATTCGGGCGCATATTAGAAGTCGATGCTAACGCTTCAACGATTAAAATCGACGGAGAATTTAAAGATGGTTTAGATTCTGGGATTTTCGTTCATATTCCATCTGGAAATTATGCAGTTTCAGACTTAAACGCTTTAACTGGTGAAGACGGAGGATTCACAGGTACGCTTGAACAAATTAGAGCGAGACGGCAAACTCAAGTGAAGAAGCTTAATATATCTGGCTATAATAATGCTGGATATGGCTCTGTAATCACTGTTACAGGAGAATTCTTATTGAAGTCTGCAATCGTTGACGTACACGCAATCGAAGAAAGAATATCGGGATCGCCAACGCAGGGGCAAACGGTTTTGAGCGGAATTCCTTATCAATTTCCAGCAAATACTGTAGCTTCTGGTAATCCAAGATGGGATTCTCTAACATTTAGCAATATCTCTGGAGTCTTTTCTGATTTAGAGGTTGATATAGATACAGTTGGAGCAGCAACATATGGTCAAATTATTGACTCAGTAGGAACTTGGACTGGAGTTGTTTCTTATGGAATTGGCACAACAAGCGAAGTGACGGTTAATAATTCTTCAGTAGCTACTGCCACTTCAGAAATTAGAGCGGTAAGATTAAGTTCTGCTGGAGCTTTAATTACTGGATCTGCAATATCTTCATTGAATGATTTATGGAGCCACGCAGTATTTACAGGAGCTTCTAACGGAGACGTTATTATTGTTCTTTCAAATGGATCACAAATCAGTAATTCGTTTACTCCAAGCTCCACTTGGAATACTTACGCAGCAACAGAAGTATTTAAAATTGGAAGATCGCATAATGGTTCTTCTTCTGCGTTTGGATATTGTGCGGCATTGATCAAAGGCGGAACCAGAATCTTAGAAAGAGCATCCAAGACTCTAAATGATATTGGAAGCATTAAATTTATATACAGAGACTTGCTAGCAATGAGCAAGCTCCAACCATACTATACAATAGTTCAAGCAGATATTGGTAATCAACAACAGTCTAGCTTTTCTGCTTGGAAGCCTAACATCAATTACAAAAGAGGCGTTTACGTTCAGGTAGATTCAAAACCATATTATGCAAAAGTAGATCATGTTTCGTCTGCTAGTTTTACTGATGATTATTTATCAGCCACGCCCACTTTTTCAAAATGGTCGCTTGGAAGTAATTTAGGTTACTCTACAGTAGGATTTCCTAAAGACTTCTTTGGTAAAAACAAAGTTTTGGTTTCGGGATCTTTAACAACAGCTCATGTTGTTGACGCATTTAATTCTATCGGAATTGAAATGTACGAAGGACCGGGTCCTTTGGGTCAAACTGATCTTCGGAATCTAGCGGAAATAGATGGAATTGGTTACAGCGGATTAATTTATGGAACTGGTTATCCAATTGGATTCTATAATTTAGACTTGAGCACAAGTCCGCAAAACTTAAATTCATTAGAACCCGGTGGTCTTTATGTATTAAGTGGATCTGGTGTTGAACCTAAGTTTTACAAAACAATAGCGACCAAAGAAGAAGAGGCGAATCTTTATGGGATTGTTGGACTAGAATATCATCCAAACAAAGAAGATTATGTAGAAAGAGAAATTGATGATACTTCATCTACTATCTATGTAAAATCACCTTACGATATTATTCTGAAACCAGAAGAGCCAACGAACCTGCTTTACAATGGTATCTACGGAGGAACGGGAATTTCTTTATCTTGGACTGCTTCAACAACTGATGTTGCTGATTTTACTGGATATAAAATATATGTTAGCAGACCAGATTACTCTACTACTCATGATTCAGCTTTGACTGAATTTTATTTCGTTCCTAAAACAGCGTTGAGCACTGGCATTCCAATCAACGACATTTATGGTCAATACGACATTGATGTTTACACGCAAGGAAAAGCGCCGTATAAATTCTTGTCTCGTTCTGCGGCTTCTAAAACATTCCATGTTCTTCCAGCATCGACGTTAACAGTTTATTCTGATGGAGCTAACCGTTCAGTGGATAGGGTACTAGTGACTGGAATGAGAGTCGATACGGCTGACGTAAAGAGTTTAGGATATAATGTGATTTGGTATCCAAGAGAAGATCAACCTGTAGCAACTAGACAAACTACATTGGTCGGATACGGACAAGGTAATTTTACCTCTTCCGATGTCACTTTCAGATGGAGATATATAGATCCAACAGGAGGAGTTATTTCCACTGTAGAGAAAATGCGGAACAATCCTTTCATGTCGTTCCCGCCGAACGTAAAAATTGAAGTATTAGATATAGGCGGTAACGTTTTAGAAAGCGTAGAAAATTATCAAGGATTATCTTACAGAATCGACCAAGACGCTAATAAAAGATTAACGAGCAGAGAAACGGTTGATTATAAAAACGTCCTTCCAACTAGAAATCTTTCTTTAAGAGTAACAGTTAAAGGAGTAAATGACTTAGACAGTTACGGCAGATATAATTCTTTTAATGTTTTGCCAGAATATGATAATATTCAAGTGATTGATTCTTTCCAAGACTCTCCTTATTACGTATTGTCTGGATTCTTCGGAAACACCCAAGGAGTTAAATTGGCTGTATGGAATAGCGGTCAGGATAACGTAGTTACTGGTTCTGGAATTAGAGGCGCTGATTCACTATTAATCAGAAGCGAAACAGGAGAAATAACATACGAAAATATTGTAGAAGCGTTTAAATCTGCTGATGGATTTGACGGAGTAGGAGAAGGCTCTGTCAGAACTGTCCTAGCAAGGCCAGCAGGAGATGGCATTACGATCAATTATAGAGGTTCTGATCCTGATTATACTGCCTACGTCAATTACTACGAAGATTTGGCTAAATATTACGACAACAACGTTAATAAATCAACTTCAAAGGAAGTTTGGGGTCAAGAACATTACAGCCAATACGGACTTAACGAAGGCCGCGAATTATTTAAGCTAAACGATGGAACATTCGGCGATGCTGACTTAAATCTAGTACCTTCCGATAAGGTAGGATTCTCTGGATTAAGTATTACGGTGTTTCCAGAAGCTGTGTCGTATAACGAACTTGTATTTAACTGTCATTCTCCAACATCAAACAAAGACGTATATAAAGTTGATATATATAGCGGCGATTCTGCTGCTTTCACACCAGATACAACTGATTTTACAAACCTTCATAAAGAACAAGGACTTAATGAAACTAGAGCTTATGTAAATACTATCAGGCTTTCAAGTTCAACTATCGAAAGAAATAAATGGTACTACTTTAAATTTCAACCTTATGATGATTTCGGCAAAGGGGTAATGTCCACTGTCGTTAGCGGCTACCTAGAAGACAAAGTTGATAAAGCTCCAATTTCAAAACCTGTTGATTTCCGTTTAAATGGAGGCGCTGATCAAAACGATGAGATTTTAGCAAGTCAAATGGCTCAAGCCAGCAATAAAAATTTAAAATTTAAAATTGTGAGCTTTGGAACTGATGTTAATTGGACTGCGTTAGGAGCTACTACAGTACTTATTGGATCAGAATTTAAATACTCTGGAACAGCTTATAGTGGAACAGGCGGAACCGTAAAAAGAGTGGAAGAAGTTGTAGCTTTAACAGAAAAAGAAACCGAGGCTCTTTTAAATATGAAAGCGGAAACAAAATCTACTGTAACAGTACCAGAAGACATAGAAGAAGGCTCATCATACAACATGATGAACAACGGAAAAGAGGATATTTATATAAAAACATCCTCTGCTGCTGGTTCTGCTGGTGGCAAAACAATAACTATTCTTAAACCCGGTGAAAGAACCGAGATTATTAGAATAGGAGATGAATGGATTGATTCAAGAGGCGATAATCTTTACTTGGATTAAAGCTTAATATCGAAAACAGATTCATCCATCTTGTTATCTACGCCTTTAACGTAGGACGAGATTTCTGTTTCTTGAGGCGCAACTTGAATCTTTTTGCTATCGTAGAAGCTGTTCAACCATCCAGAAAGAGGATTAGCTTTAACATTATAGATTTTCTTGTAACCCATAGAAGTTAAACGGTTATCAGCAAGCCATTCAACGTAGTTCTTAAGAGAATCAGGGGTCAAGCCAATCAAGCTGCCGCGAGAGAAAAGGTAATCGGCCCATTCTTTTTCAGCGTCCACTGCCATACGATAAGCTTCATAAACACGGTCTTCATTGTTCTTGATTATTTCTTGAAAGCCTTCTTTTGGATTATCTCGGAGAATTTTAAAGATGTTTTGCGTGATAGCAACATGGAGATTCTCGTCTCTGGAAATCAAGTTGATGATCTTTGCGTTCCCTTCCATCTTGCCGCGATAGCCGAAATAAAACGAGCAAGCGAACGAGACGTAGAAGGTAAGACCTTCGGTGATTTGGGTAGCCAACAAAGCATCAAAGATTTGCTGTTTAGGATCGCTGCTCTTAGTATTCAAGAGCGCGTCATATCGGCTAGAAATAGCTTCTGCGCGTTTAACAATCTCTTTATCTTCTAAGATGGAATCAAAGAACTTAGTAGCATCAGGATGTACGTTTTGGAGAATGTAAGTATAGCTATTGCTGTGAATAGTTTCAAAGAAAGACCATACATTCATGCAAATTTCAAGCTCTGGATTGCTAACGTAATCAGCAAGAGAATTGATACTGCGTGAAAGCATAGAATCAGTCATCGTCTGAAAGCGAAGATTGCTATCAAAAACGAAACGTTCTTCTGGAGACAAGTTCTTGTAATCAGCGGAATCTTTAGTAAGATTAACCTCTTGTGGTCGCCAAAAGAAGTTCATCTGTTGATCGTAAAGATCATAGAACTTTGGATACTTCAAACGGTCATAACGCTGAATAGCTAAATCTTCGCCAAGAAAGATCGGCTGTTTAAGAGAGTCTGTGTTAATGGTATTTAATACTGTTTTCATTTTTTATAGGGTGCAAGCTCCACTGGAGCAATTATCTGCTTCTGCTTCTGGTTCTACTTTTTTAACTTCTGTTGCTGAACCAAGTACGGTTTGTGTATCGCCGTCAAATGTGTTTGTATAGTAAAGATTTTTGATACCATACTTATAAGCCAACAGGATATCACGAACAAGATCGGTTTGTGGCGGAACTTTGTTTGGGTAATTGGCTGTATTGTAATACAAGTTCGTTGACATACTCATATCTACGAATTTTTGAATAGCGGCGGCTACTTTAAGATAGCCGTCGTTGTTTGGCATTTCGGAAGCGATAGTATAGTGTCTCTTATGCTCTTTAATGTTTGGAACAACAACAGATATAACTCCAGCTTTTGAACGCTTAAACGAAATAAGCGAGCGAGGAGGCTCAATCCCATTTGTGGAAGATTGAATTACGGAGCTAGATTCAACAGGCATGATAGCTGTTAAAGTGCTGTGACGCATACCGTGTTGAGCGATTTCTTTACGAAGAGCTTCCCAATCAAAATGGAGCTTCTCGGTAACGAACTCATCAACGTTCTTGCAGTAAGTGTCAATTGGAAGAATTCCTTGAGAAAATTTAGTAAGATGAAACTTTTCGCACTTACCTTTTTCCTTGGCAATCTCAACAGAAGCTTTGATAAGATTATAGCTGATAGACTCCATAAGCGCAGCAACCTTGTTAGGAGCTTGCTTATCGAAGTATTTGATTTCTCGTTTAGCAAGCCAAGCAGCTAAGTTGGTAACGCCAACGCCAAGACTACGGCGCTTCTTAGCAAAGTTCTCTGCTGCTGGAACGAAATAGTTTTGATGGTCAATCAATTCTTCAAGCATACGAACAATAACATCGCACACTGATTCCATTTCATCTTCTGAAATTTCCAAGAGGTTAACGGCAGAAAGAATGCAGACGCCAATTTCACCATCTTTGTCATTAACATCTTTGATTGCAGTTAATGGATGATTAACTTCCAAGCAAAGGTTAGCGGTATCAACTTGTTCAGTCCAAGAACCATGAGAATTAGCATGGTCAACATTCATCAAATAAATACGACCAGTCTCTACACGTTCTTTAGAGAATAAGAAAAGAAGTTCTCTGGCGTTAACGACCTTTTTAAATTTAATTTTATTGTTCTTTTCGGCAGCTTCGTAAAGCTCCTTGAAACCTTCCATACCAAAGTTGTTCCAAAGTTCAGGAACTTCATGGTAAGAAAAAAGAGTTACAGTCTTGTTAGACATAGCGCGATCATAGAACAAACGATCAAAGCCAATGCAGTAATCAAGTTTGCGAACACGATTGTCATCAGTGCCAGCATTGTTCTTGAGAACCATAATGTCTTCAATGTCGTGATGGAACCAAGCAACGTTAACTGTTGCGGAGCCGCCGCGAATACCGTTTTGATGGCAAGATTTAACAGTAGATTCAAACATCTTCAAGAACGGAATTGGGCCAGTATGACTGACCATGCCGCCTTTAACTGGGCTGTTTACGGCGCGAATGCGGCTGATATTCATGCCGATACCGTATCGGTTGGCAGTTGCTAGACCAACAGCGGTATTATTGCCGAAAATCGAATCTAAAGTGTCGTCAACAGTGAACAGGGCGCATGAAGCATAAGACTTCAAAGTGGTGCGAACGCCCGCCATAATTGGCGTAGGAAGATTGATCTTGTGTTGGCTAAAGTAATTATAGGCTCGCTTAACGTATTGAAGTCTATTTGACGTATAGTTCCTAAACAAAGTCATAGCAATAAGCATATAAGCAAATTGCGGCGTTTCATAGATTTTCTTTGTAGTACGGTTTTGAACTAAGTATTTCTCGCACAACTGTTTAATACCAGCATAAGTGAACGAAAAATCACGGTCATGTTTTAGATACTCGTCAATCTTGTGGAACTCTCTCTCATCGTACCATTTAAGAATGTCGGCATCATAAATGCCAGAAGAAATGTTTTCTTTAACGAAGTCGATAAGCTTTGGAGCATTTCTACCGCCCCAAACTTCTTTACGAAGTTGATAGTTCTGCAAACGAGAGGCTACATATTGATACTGAGGCTTTTCCTCAGAGATCAAATTAGCGGCAGACTCAATCAAGGTATTGTGAACGTCTTTGGAAGATATTCCATCAAAGAAAGATAGGTTAGCATTAATCCCCACTTCTTCAAGAGAAGTATCGCTAATACCTTCACAGGCCCAAGCTAAAACTTTATTAATTTTGTCAGCATCGAATTTTTCAACTTCGCCGCTTCTTTTCTTTACGTTCATGAATTTTTTCATATTAAAACCAAAATAGGTAAGATAATTTACAGGTTAAACAGACGTTAATGTTAAACAAACTTCTTTAAGAAACTATTTGTAGTTCTTAACGAAATTGAGTGTATCCACATTGAATCCATTGTTCATGTAAAACATCTGGACTCTAGGGTCGCCGCCATGACTAATGTAGGAGCAGTTTAAGAAGTCAAGGCTTCTTTGCTGAATAAATTCTTCGACAGCAGAAATTACCTTAATACCGTCAAGAGAAGACTTTCCACAAGTAACCCAAATGATTTCTTGCACACCTCTTCTGCCGCTGACCCAATCAGAAGAAACGAATCCAGCAAAGATAGAGTTAGGTTTTCCGTCTCTAAAATAAACGAAGAAAACAGCGTCATCTTTGAGAGTGAGCAGAGCAGTAACTAACCTATCTTTTAGGTAGTTTAAATCCCACTCTGCTCCCCAATGTTTTTGAATTTTGCAGATGTTTTGTATCCGCTCGGTCAAAGACATTTCATCAAGAATAGCTTTAAGCTCAGAAGCCTTAACGATCCTCTTGACCATATTAGACAAACTTAATTAAGGCGCGAGCTTCTTTAACTGGAATATCAGTCCAAGTCTTCCATTTAGAAGCTTCTTCGTTGCGGTATGTTTCAGATTTCCAAAGACCGCGTAGAAAATTTTTAAAGTTCTCAAACTCGTCTCCACCAGAATTGTGCTCAGAGTCTCTGAACTTATTCTTTAAAACTCCTTGAGGAGTAATGTCGCTTGAATGATCGCTTGCGGCGATTAATTTGCTAGAGCCTTTCTTGTCGATTTCGTCTTCGCCGACGATATGGATACCAAGATAATTGCGGACAGAGCGAACAAAAGCTCGGTTGGCTGCAATAGTTTCTAGGAACTTTTGACCAAAACCATCAGTATTTTCAAAAGTAGCGTTAGCGACATCCATAGAAGAACAAGCTTCCCAGCTATCTTCACCAGCAATTTGATTGGTGCTTTCAAAATTAGAAATCCAATCTACGGAGCATACAGCAACTACATAATCTTTTTCAAGTTTAGGAAAAGTATATGAAACCCTGCTATAACCGCGAAGTTTAGCGACTTCTTTAATTCCCGAAAGCTTGATCAGAAGCTTATTATCTTCCAACCCTTCGATAGAATCTGGAACTGGTTTACCAAAACGTTCAAACGCGCCTTTATTTGGATAAAGGTGCGCTGGTTTCACCATAGCTCGCCAGTTGACGGAGCCATCTTGATTGAAGATATAATTAACGTTTTTTAACAACCCTCGTTCGTCACGATTGGTCGGTTTGTCGAATGGTTTTGTGTTTGAGTCGTTCATCTTTTATAATATGGAAGTGATCTAATTCCTCCCAGAAGATAGGGTCATCTACGACTTTCGCCAATCTGTCAAGCTTTGGTTGGTTATTTTTCCAAGCTAACTTACTGGCGAAAACTTTCTCTTCTGAAAGGATTATCTTTTCAGAGGAAAAAAGACACGTTTCATCTATCATGTCAAGTGTTTTGACTGTATTTTTATCAAATACTTCATCTTTTTCTAAACCAAAATCAAAAAACTTTTCAGCTAAAGCTCCCCAGTTATCGTTATACTTGGCAATTAAATCAATTTTAATTCCAAGAGATTTTACGTCCTTGAGATATTCAAGAGTAATAGATTCGTTAGCGATAACTGTGATGCCGTGAACCTTAGATTTGATAGCGTCGATAACTTTAATAGGAATTTCTTTATCGGTGATGATGTTAAGAAAGCTTACTGAAGCCAAGCGAACAAGATTAGCTTCAGAATAATAGTAGTCCATTCTGATGTTGCAAATTTTATCTTTAATTACCGCTGGAGCCATCAAAGAATCGGGAACAATCTCAATCGTAGGCTTATGATACAAGTCACCAATGTGCAAAGTCTTTACTTTATCCAAGTCGTTTTCAATGCCAAGTTGGTTTAAAGCGGCTCTAGCCACCACCTCTGGCATAAACGTGTTAATCTTCTTCTTTTCCTCTGTAAGCGAAAAGGATGGCTTACCTTGAGTCTTCCAGTCAACTTCAAGCAAAGTTTGGTTTGCTGGGTCGCCCCAAAACGGTTTGCAGTTCTGCGCGTAGCAATAAGGATACATCGCTACGATCTTCGTGTTGAAATGGCCTGCAAAGTGAGCTGACAAGCTATCAATGCCAAGATAAAGAGAAGCATTCTTAATAAGGTAAGCTAGTTGAGGCAAAGATGTTTTACCTCTCAGGTCCATATCAACTGCACTTACTGATTGATCTGATTCAATTCCAACGTGAATGATTTTATAATCAGTTGTGTATTCTTTAATGTGAGAAAATACCTTTGTCCAGTAATCGTACTGACGAGAGTTGCCTTTGCCGCTTGTTTGGAAAACTATATACTTATCAACAGCTAAAGGATAATAAGCTTCGTTAACAGTGGGCTTGTCGATTAAAACGCCGCAAGATAATGCGTAACGATTAAGTAAGTGCATGGCTAGAAAGAAGATTGAATTGAATTTTGTCTAT